AACGGGCTGGGCGGTTGAATCTTGGGTTTATTCATACGTCACTTGCCATGCTACTTGTGGCAGTGTCCGCGCTAAATTTCTTTTGCCCAAGGCAGGTCTTTTTCAGCCACCTCAATGACAAGGATTTGAACTTCAGTCTCGAACCCGTCACAGCGATACCACTGGCGACGGCCGCTTTTCAGTTCACACAGCAGGCAGCCTTTCGTCACGAGCTGGAAGCCAGTGGACAGCTTCAACTCCCACTCCTGTTCGGCCTCCTTGTACGCGGCCACCAGAAACAGGCGCTTTGGACTGGCAGCGTAAATTGCCGGTGCGCTGCCAATTGGATTTATGGCTCCGCCGAGCACAGCGAGCGCTGATAATTTCAGGAATTTTCGTGTGTTCATATTTTTGGAGGGCAGTGTATACGTCGGCCACTGAAGCGTCAACGCTGAATCTCCTTCACTTGAACTCCAAATAACGACGCAGCGGAGGGCCAGCTTCAAGAGTCACGTAAATGCCACGCTTCCACGGTGTTTTCAGCAGAGGTAATTTGCCAGTAAACCAGTTCCAAAAAGAAACAGGTTGAATGGGTAGCCTTATTTTCATCGTTATTTGGAGTTCAAGTGAAGGAGATTCAGCGCTGAATTTGTTTGACGGCTGCCACGACTTCGTTGGGCGAAATGCCTGCCAGCACATCGCAGGACTTGCGGGCGTCCGGGCGCGGCGGGCAGTAGCGCGGAAAGACGTTCGAGTAGGCGAAGCAAGGCGCGTGGGGACAAAATTCCTTGTGAAACAGGGCATGGTGGTTCTTGTAGTAACCCACCCGTTTCTTCGGCTCCATCGGTCCCCACAGCCCGACGCAGGGCGTGCCAAACACGCCTGCGATGTGCGCCATCATCGAGTCAGGAGCCACCACCACGCTGACGTGCTCCGTCAAGGCCCACAGCTCGCGCAGATTGGGCGCGCAGAACGCCTGCACGTTTTCAAGGTGCCGCTCCAGCACCGCCGCCTCCAACGACTCCTTGTACTCCTTGGGGACAAACTCATCGTAGAGCGCCAGCCAGTGCGTCTCCGGGGTGGCTTCGGCCAGCTTGAGCATCATGAAGATACTGTCATTGACCGGCAGACAGCGCACTGGATTGGCCGCGGAAAGCTGGTACATGCCCAGTTTCTTGCCAAGTTTGAGCATGCTGACCAGCGAGCCAAGTTCGCCTTGCGTGAACTGGGGGCGCACCACCTTTTCCTCGGGTGGAATGAGGTCCGGGTTGATGCCCATCTTGGTCAGCATCATGTCGACCGGATGCAGCTGGTCCTGATGCTCGTCCATGTTGACCACCGCCTCGTAGGGCAGGAAGTAGTCGTACATCTTGGCCTGCTCCCAGAGCATGGGCACCATTTGCACCGACTTGACGAAGTCCAGATTCCACCAGCAGACGTTGTTGCCGGGGTCAGTCATGACGTGAACATCACAACCGTAGCGGTCGTTGAGGATTTTGGCCACCGGCCATGTGAGAATCTGGTCGCCGTATCCACCGCTGCCGTTGAACAGCAGAACGCGCGGACGCCGGGAGGGTCGGCCGCCTGCCGGGCTGGCAGCGCCGGGCAGTGCCCAGACGTTGAAACTCTCGATGCGCATCTCCGCCCGACTGATACGATGCACCCGGTTGGTGACATTGGTGTCCTTCAAGATGCGCTCCAGCTGCGCATTGGCGATGAGATAAGGACGGTTTGATTCAAAAGTGACGGTCGCGCCGCCAGCGCTTTTGCGGAATGCAATCGTGATAGCCTCACGAAAAGATATGAGATTTATATGTGCCTTTCCAGCGACAGTTTGTTTTGGGCTGCCACAATGTCTTTTTAGAACTTGACTCGATGCAACAGCAAACTTATTTTTTGAAAATAAAGATTGGGTCACACAATAACGTGGGCACAATCAGCGCAGGCGCGCAGTTTGGCAAACTGACCGTAATGCGTCTGATTGAGTCAGACAGGCACCGAAAGAGAGTGTATCTCTGCCGATGCGCGTGCGGTGCCGAAACAGAAGTCCGTGCGAGCAAGCTCAAGTCAGGTCACACCAAAAGCTGTGGTTGCGCGAAAAAGTGCAGCCGGGAACATGTCTACGGAGCCGGATTTGCAGCCACATGGGCGGCTTACCGCAGTTCCAAGGCTGCGCGCAACCTCGGTTGGAATGTAACAGTTGCAGATTTTCACAAAATCACACAGCAACCTTGCCGCTACTGCGGAGAGCCGCCTGCGCAAACTTCAAAAAAGTCTGGAAGTAACGGGCGACCTTATGTCTACAACGGAATAGACAGGATTGATTCCGAGCGTGGCTACGTTTCAAACAATATAGTAGCCTGTTGTAGACAATGCAATTTCGCCAAACGCCTGCTGCCACAAGAACAATTCGTAACCTTGATAAATCTCATCTGTGCCCATGCCATACATTAAACTTAAAACAGGCACCAGATTTGGACGACTGACCGTTCTTGGCCGGGGCCGAACCAAACCGTGCAAACACATCACTTGGCGCTGTCGCTGTGTCTGCGGAAAAGTTGTTGAGATTGTTTCTCAAGCTTTGCGCGATGGGCGGAGCCGCAGTTGCGGCTGCTGGCAACGAGAACAATTTGCCACCGTATCAAAACGATACTGGCGCAAAACCAGCGGTGACGCTTCATTCAACCTGTTCGTGAAGTCTGTTCGTGAAAGTGCTCGCAGCAGAAATCTGGTAATCGAACTGACGCCAGACCAGATTAAGAGTCTATCCAGCCGACCGTGTATTTACTGTGGACGAAGCAACACATCAGTCACTCACGGCAAAAATATGTTTGGTGCTTTCAAGCATGTCGGCATCGACCGCGTTGACAACAGCGCTGGGTACACTGTGGCCAATTCAGTACCGTGCTGCGCTGACTGCAACCGGGCCAAAGGCATGCTGTCGCGCAATGCCTTTCTGGCATGGGCTGAAAAAGTGCGTGTCCACCTTGAAGTAAATCCTCTATGAAACTGGAAAAAATTAAAAAAACTTACAATGACTACAAGCTAGAGTTATCGTTCGGACAGCTTGAAGCCATTCGCGACGCGTTGGAAGCAAAACACGACGACCCTGTACTCGACGAATTGCTAGCAGAATGGGACTATTACCTCGCCCACGTGCCCGGTCCCGGCGAGGAAGAGGAAGACGCCAAGACCCGGGCCAACGGCGGCATGCCCACGCCCGAAGATGAAGAAGGCGGCGGCCTGCCCATGCCTCCAACCGAAGGTGAAGCGCCTGCGGAACCGGGAGAAGCGCCAGAAGCGCCTGCCCCGGGCGGACTGGAAGCGCCGCCCAAAGGCGAGCTGGAGGGCGGGGAAGGCGGGGAAGACATCACCGCTGACGACTTGGCAGCCGTGCTTTCTGGTGATGCCCCCGTGCCCGAATTCGACGACGACGAAGCTGAGCCAGACCTTGCGGCCCCGCCAGCAGAATAGATGAATGTAGACAACGAAAGAACAAAACATGCACTACAGAAACGGCAGAGAAGCAAAGAACGGCGACACGGTCGTCCAACTCAGCATGGACGATAAAGGCAAGGTGGTCGCGGCAGGCGTGCTCTACGACGCAACCCCCGGCAACGACTACTGCAATGGACACATCGCGCCCATCCAGCAGCAGGTGACGGGTGCGTGCATGTGCGACTGCCTCCACGCTGATGACCTCGCGGCCATCCTCGTCGAGAAGGGTCTGCACAAAAGGCCAGCGGGAAAATAACCGATGGCAAACAGTATCTCGATTCTGACGGAGCAGAGCAAGACCCTTGTCGGAGACGCCACCGCCTCCTTGCAGGGCAACATACTGGCGCACGTCAACGGTGACTGGGGCTACCACAATGCCATGCGTGTCTACAGCACGCCGTTCAACCAGACCACCACGGGGGGCGCAGTGTCCCCGCTGTCCTTGCGCATGCTGGTGACTTCGTACACAGGCACGGCCAACTTCGCGGTCATCGTCCCCTGCCTGCTTGACACGGCGGGCGGCGGCTTTGTGGGCGGCGGCCCGCCCATTCTGATAAACGGTCCCTCCAGTCTCAGCCTGCCCGTGGGCAGTCCCGCCCAGTTCACGGTCGAGATTGCCTCGCAGACCGTGCCTTTGTTCCAGTGGTCCAAAAATGCCGTCGCCATCACGGGAGCCAACGCCGCCCTTTACCGGATAACCAGCGTCACGACACTGGACGCGGGCACCTACGTTGGCACGGTCAGCAACAGTTATGGCAGTGTCTACAGCAACGGAGCCATCCTGAGCGTCCTGACCTCCAGCAGTGGAGCAGGCTCCACTCAGCTTCCCATCATCAGCTACCAGCAGCCAAATCCTGTCCAGACCATCACGGTCAACCGCGCCGTTTCTTCGACTTTCCTGCAACTGTCCATCGACGTGGCCTCGGACAGCGCCGTGTCCTTCACGTGGCAGAAAAACGGCAGCAACATTGTCTACACCCCGGATTTGGGCGCGCCCACAACCTACCTTTACGCGCAAAGCTGGGCCGGGCATGCCCACGGTTCCGTCCTGACCCTGCAACTGCGCCCCGGACACCCTGCGGATGCAGGCCAGTATAGCGTCATCTGCACCAACGCCAACGGCAGCGTCATCAGCGCCGTCTGGGTCATCACGGTCATCTGACATGGGCAATCTCACCAATATCACGACGCAGTCAGCGCTGGGAGACGCCAACTTCCTGCTGCAAGAGTTCGCCAACAATCTCGGCGCGCACTCCAACACGTCCCTGTCCACCAGTCACGGCATCGACACCTTCCCGGTGTTGAATCCAGACAGTGGGGGCAATAACCGGACCAATTTCGAGGACGCTCGGGGCAACACCGTGGGCACGCGCCATCTGCGGTTCATCGTGGCAGGTATCAATTACTGGGTGCCCGGTCAAGACACCGGGTTGGCCGGAAAACCGCCCGGCACCAACATCACCGACTTGCAAGGAGTGGCCGACACTGGACTGGGCGCGGGCGACGACAATTGGGTCACCACCTTTGAGCAGACAGCGGCCAACAACATCTCCGTCGTCAATACCAACTACCTGCTGCCCCATGTCAAGCTGGCGCACTGGGAAACGCACGGCAACATTACCGCCACAGCAGAGTTCACCTATAACGCCTTGGGTTACGAAGTTGGAAATACCGTCCTTAAACTGTCAATTGACGGGACGGTCTACAAGATTCCCGCGCATACTCGCTTTGGAGGTCCGGCGCAGTGGTGGGTTGGCCCGAAAGTGTCCACCGACCCCGGTGTGTCATACGCGAACATTGCCTACATGGTCAACCACGACGAGTATAAATTCGGCATTTTCTACTACAAGGACCAGTCTCCTTACAAGGGCACGCTTCCGCGCAAAATAAAATGGCAGATAAACGAAAGCCCCTATGGCAATCTTAACTGGTACGACATCCCCGTTGGTGGCGGATTGCCCTCTACGTTTGTCAACAATGCCGGAGGAACTTGGTGGGGAAATCCGGGCGTCGCCTTTGGCGGCTACAACATCTCAAAAACAGCGCCTCGAACTACTGTTTCAAACCTGACCGTCAGCAGTCCCGCAGGGGACAACTGGGCTGTTCCTCAAGTCGTGGTCAGAGTCAAGGCCATCGGCAACTACGGGAGTTCCCCCAATCGTATCACTTACACCAATCTGTGCCAGTTTGTTGCCGAAGACCAGCCCCGCACGCGCAAGTGGTTTCAAATCTTGACCGACCCTCTCGGCGTGTTGCTGCCCGGGCAGCAAGCCGACAACGGATATTACACGTACTACAGCGGCTATGCCTACGGACTTTTCGTGCCGATGCAGTACGTTGGCTACAGGCGCTATGTTTCCACCGCTGAAACCAGCGACAAAGGAACGCTCGCCGACACCTAAAAGCGCCCGTGCCTTCTAGGGCACTATCCGCTGCGCCCCGAACAGACCCAAGGTGACCGCCACGCTTCCAGTCGACCAAAGCATGAAGCTCGTTCCCGTGAGGCTGGTGGCCAGAAGTATTCCGGGAGTCGTGCCATTGTAGACAACACTTGTTCCGTTGGTGGCCACCGAACACATGATGTTGGTTGTAGAGTAGTCGCAGCGCGCTCCACACGCCCGGTCTGGAAGCTGCACATCCGCATGACCGATAAAAGCCAGCGTGCTTGACTTAAACAGAGTGGCCAGTCCGTCTGTGCCGCTTGTATCCACCACGGCTGTCTCCATGAAGGAATAAACATGGTCCTGCGACGGGGTGGGCGCGGCGCTTGAGTTGTAGAAAGCGTCGTAAGAAACACCAATATAGTCAGCGTGTGTGACAAAGGTGCCATTGACAACGCGGGTCACGTAAAAGGGCGCTCCGCCACTTGGCCCTACCGGACCTCCCGTGCCTGCAAAGCCCAGCGCCACCACGTCCCAATAGCCTGCATTGTTGAGGTAGCTGTCCTGCGGGGTTTGACCCCCCGTGGCGTTCTGCACCGCGATGAAGGACGACGTAAGCGAACCGTAAAGGGGGTAGCTGACCACGTCGTTGACCAGATAATTGCTCGAACCCACCCAAGCTCCCATCCAGCGCATGCCGGGCGAGCCAGCGCCGCCCGTGCCGGGAACTCCTTGCGTGCCCCGTGGACCAGTCGGGCCGGGGTCGCCCTTGTCCCCCTTGACGACAGACGCCACCAGCAGACCGCCCTCCGCGCCCACCGGGCGCAGCGTCAAAAGGATGCTGGCAGACAGTTCCAGCGTGTAGCCGGTCTTGTTCTTCAACCCGATGACAAATTCGCCCTCCTGATAAAAGCTCACGCCGCCGCTGTACTCCGTGGCCGTGGTGACGACCGCTGTTCCGGTCACCCCGCCGAACGTGGTGTTGTAGTAGACATTCAGCTCGATGTCCGCCGACGCCGGGCTGGAAGCAATGATGGCATTGAGCACCCGCGACTCAAATCCAGCGGGGATGCGGTAGTTGGCCACGATGGTTTCGTCCATCGGCGACAGGATGGTGCGCACGAGCGGCAGGGGCACGAACTGCTCCTGATTGTTTACCACCGTCACGAGTTCATTGACCTTCTCCGCCAGCGCGTTGTCGCGCTGAGCCAGATGGCGCGTGGGGTTTTGCAGCGACGGCACGTCCTGCGCGTCTCCGGGCGAAAAGTGCCGGACATCACCACTGCCGTAAACAAGTCCCGCACTTTGTGGGAGGCTGATGGGCTGTATTGCCATATTCGTCCTAAATACTGCTCAATCTTTTTCCGGCCAGTCGAGAAACCATTTCAACGTGTGAGTTTCCACAAATTTCTTAAACAGGCTGAACTTGAAAACAAAGCGACCGTCCATGTTGTAGGTCCGATGGATGCCGGTTTTGACCTTGCGCCCCTTCTCGACCTCAAAGTGCATGTGGACATCGCGCCCCGGACGCCAGATGGGCACCACCACCCCCACCCGGCCGATTCTGATTTTGCTGCCATTCACGATGCCGTCTTCAAAGCAGTGGCACATCGCCTCATAAGCCCGGCAGGCTTGCACGTAGGACATGCCGCAATCCCGCATGTAGCGCAGCACGAAATCCCGGCGCGTGACAGGCAGCGCTTTGCTCATACCTCGAACGTGTTTCGCGTCGTAAAGCTGTCTTGTGTGAGTTTTGAAAGGAAGTCGCAAAACACGGTGATGGAGCGCTCTGAGGTCTGTTGCACCGTGATATTCTGCAAGGTGACCCTCGGCTCCCACGTGCTGATGGAGTCCGCTATCTCCTGTCGGGCCACGTCACCAAGTCCCTGTGCCATCGGCTCAAAGAGCAGCCGCCGCAGATTGGTCCCATAGCCCGGCTCCATGATGCGCTCTCCCTTGGCTGTCCCCAGCAGCATCTTGATTGAACTTTGCAGAATGGCTACATCGGAATCCGTGTCAAAATTCCACTGCTGCGGATTGGGTGAACCGTCGTCCTTGGGCATGATTGGTCCATAAATCTGCCGGGGAGCGACGCTGGGCTGAGTGCGCGGCAGCACCGTGACCGCGAAGTTGCAGGCCACCTCATCTGACAGGGGCGCTCGAAAATTCCAGCCCACCAAGCGCAGATTGTGGTTGCCCGTGGACAGCACACGATGCGCGCTGATGGACAGGGTGCCGTTCGAGGAAGTGGTGTAGGAAAAAAAGTCAGGCGAACCGCCATCATTCCACCACAGGGCGGCCTCGACTGAACTGACGGGCAGCGTGCCTGCGTTCTCGATGAGAACTGCGGTAACCGTATAGTCGGCACCCGTGCTCAGCTGCGCCCGCACTGTCACCGCAGCAGGCGGATTGGCCACCAAGTCAACCCCGGAACTGTTGAGGAGAGAAAGCATCAGCCTTGCGGGTTAATCCATTTTCGGTACGGCGACGTGCCCGCAGCAGGCTGCGACTCAGACAGCGGCGCTGCTCCATCGTCATCCCACTTGGCAACGGCCTCCTGCACCCGGCGCGTGAGGACTCCACCCGAAGTGTAGGTTTTCCTGCTGCCGTTGCGGCCTTCTGTCAGCGAAGCCGAGCGCTTCAACTCAAACGGGTGCTTCCCAAAGCTGGACACCACGATGTCAAGGTCACGCATCTGCGTCCGGGTCAAAACCTCATTCACCGTCCGGCGACGCGCGGGCGGCGGCACCGGTGGCAATCCTGCGGCCACCCGGCGCAAGCCATCGGTCAAATTGACCGAGGACGGATTCTTGCGCATGCTCTCGTGCAGCATCTTCAACAGTTTCGGCGTTGAGGGTGCCGCTTCCTGCTGGGACTGGTCCTGTTCAATCTCGCCGGGCAGCGCAGTCAGGAAGACGTTGACCACGTCGTCGGGAAGGTGCATGTACCGTTTGAAAATGGTTTCAATCCACGCTTCCTTGGGCAGCTTGTATTTCTCCATCACGTCCGCGAGGATGTCCAGCACTTCAGCCTGCATGCGCAGCATCTCCATCTTCATCTGCTCCTCCAGCGACCCGATGGGCGGCATCATGGCTTTGATGTCCAGCTGCTCGATGTTTTTGCCCTTGAGGACCGCGTGGAAGTAGCCCAGCCATTCGTAGCAGTTGGTCATCGGGCGGCGGATGGACTTGATTTTTCGCAAAAAACGGATGTCCTGCGCCAGCAGCGCCTTGCCCGAGGGAGCATCACCCCCGGTGTCCCGGTTGGAGCCGAACCACTGGCGCGGCATGCCGATGATGGAATAAAACAGGTCGGTCAAAAGTTCAATGTCGTAGACATCGGGAACTTCCATCGTACCGGGCAACTTCGTGATGGTGTTCGTGAAGCCTTTGGGCTGGGCGAGGTAGAGGATGGTGTCAAGCGCCAGCGCGTTGTAGTAACTGACGAAATCTGCTGCCGTGTTCCATTCGTTGGGATTGCCCTGCGTGCCGAAGGCCAGCTTGCTGCGCAGCGCCTGCCGCCAGCGCTGGACGGTTTTCATCTGCTCAACCGGGGGCTGTTCCTGCACGTCGATGTTGATGGCGTACCGGTCAGGCTGCACCTGCGCGCGCAGCACAACCATCTGGTCCACCGCGAGGCGCAACTTCTTGTAGATGCCGTCTGCCTCCGCGAAGATTGGCTCGCCGTGCTCCGAAATGCGCATGCGGAACATGCGGCGAAAGTGCATGAAGTCCCACGGGTACCACAGTTCCTCCAGCGACTGCCCGTTGTTCATCGACACCCGCTCGACCGGCGTGGTGTTGTCGGGCATGACGAACACATCCTCCTTGTTGGGACGATGCCCGACCCAGCGAAAGCCCACGGCCTTGCGGTTGCGCTCCAGCCAGTAGCGGCGCATCTCCTGCGGGTGAACAAAGGACATGCCAATGACACCCTCCTGCGGCGCGTACTCCAGTTTCTCGAAATGGTTGCCAAACGCGGCAATGTGCCAGACTTGCGATTGAATCAGGTGCTCCACTTCCAACCGGACCAGCATCTCATTCAGTTCCTCCTCAAAGCCTTGGTCGTTGCACTGGTACCAGATGGTGCCGGGACTGTTGGAATCCGTCTGGGTGGCTTCGTCTACAATCTCCACCAAGGCCGCGGCAATCAAATCCCAGCCAGACATCTCTTCCCAAAGTTGAAGCATCGCCTCGAAGGTGGTCGGACGCTTCATCACCGAGTTGAACTTTGTCCAGATGTCCGGGTCGCCCACCCGACCCGCATCCTGAAACTCCTGCCACAGCCGCTGGTCAGCATCCGGCGTCTGGGCGCGAGGCACGAGAGAGCCAGTGCGCACGCCGCTCGTGCCAGTGAGTCCCAAGTACTTCATCAGGCTGGAAGTCGTATTATTTGCCATATCGTTGTAACTACGCGGCCACTCGCAGACTGGTTTTGCACGCGGCGGCCCTTCCTGCCAGAGAACAGATAATACAGTCGGGCGCGGCACCAAACTTTCTGTTCTTCAAGCCGTATGGCTAAAACAAAAAAAGAAAAAACCACCGCACCTGACGCCACGGCTGCTGAGAAACTGCTCCGCCCGACTGTGATTTCGTTTCGCATCACGGAGGAACAAACAAAGAAGCTCGTGGAAAACTTTGAAAAAGACGCCCCCCTTGGCGTGCGCTCCACCAATCAATTCGCCCGAAAAGTCTTGGTTGACTATCTGGCTGGACGCCTCACGCGCAAGAATTCCAAGGAAAGCGGACGGGATTTAGACATCTATCCGTGACGCGGCACCCGTCACTGGATTGAGGCGAAAGCGTACTTCTGCGGGAAACGGGCTGCTCGCCTCATGGTCATAAAGTCGGCAAGGAATGCGACATTGTATACATTCATTGCTGACTTTTTCTATCTGTACCAGCGCCGGGTCAAGCAGTTCAGGCTGAGCTGCGCAGAACTCTCCGATGCTTTTCGCCAACAAGCCCTGCCGCGCCTCCTGCCTGAGCCAGCGCAGCACTGGGGACGCAGGAGCCTTTTCATCGGTGATGTAGGTTCCAGCAACCCGTTTGGCAGCCTCGGAAGCCATCAAGTCACCCTAAAATGCGTACGAATAAGCATCCCCGGGCAAATCCTTCGGAGTGACTTCAATTTCCAGTCCCGTCCGGGCTTGACCGTTTTTGATGTACTTCAGCAGCCGGTGGTCCTTAAAGTAGTCCACCGACAGCAACCGTTCGAGGTCAGGCAGTATTTCTTTTGGCAGCTTGAGAAAATCCAGCTGGATGCGCACGGAACCATCCGGTTTGCCCGACGGAACCACCGAGTAGTCCGCGAGGTAAGCCTGCAAAGAAGGGACCGAAAACACCTGCAAGGCGATGCGGTCGGAAAGAACTTTCACCTTCGGGTCTACTTCCTTGTTGGAACGGGCGGAAAGGGCGGAAGACGTGGAAGGGACAGAGCGAGCTGCTGGCATGCCTGCGGTCGCGCCGCGTGTGCCACTGGAGGCACTGCTGCCACCACCTGCACTGCGCAGCATGCCCATGTGAGCATCTTCATCCAGTAGCGGACGGGCAACCAGCCGTTGAGCAAATTCAGGTACAGTCACGTCCTAACTACGTTGCTTCCCCTTGGAAATAGCGCTGAAATGCCTGCGCCACGATAATGCGCAGCCAGCGCGCGTTCAAACGCGGCTTGACCGGGAACCAGCCCGGCACTTCTGCGTCAACTTCAACGAGAGTCTGACCGTTGACATTGAGTGTGTAAAGTCGTGTCATCAATCTAATTCCACACGCTCAAGAACAGATTTGAGCAAAAAGCGCAACTCGCACCTATCCGAATCGAATATCAACAGACATTTGATTCTGAATCACGTTCTTCCTACCATGCGCCTACTCATCTACGCTGACCTGCAAGCCACGGATGGCAGCGAAAGCAGCTATACCGACCCAACCACGACACTCCAGCACCTGCGAGTGAAACAATTCTTCAACGACTTGGCGAGCATCTACCGTCGCTACAGTTGCGGGGGTATCATTGACTTGGGAGACACCACGGACGACCGCAGCAGCATTCCCATGCCGACCATTGAGCTGCTGGGCGAAGGGCTGGCGCTGCTGCCCAATTCACAGTGGAACATCAAGCTGGTGGGCAACCACGAGCAGTACCTTCGGGACGCCAGTGTAAACAACCGACGCCTGTTTGAGCACAAGTTCACCGTGGTCGACCAGAATCAGGTGTTTTACTGCGGCGATGTTCCACTGGTCTGCTGCTCCTACCCCGGCGACTTCGCGGCGCTGACCGCGTGGCTGGGTGAGACAGGGCGGCGGTTGCGCTCGCGCTACCCGGTGCTCTTTGGTCACTTTCAAGTGGCGGGCTGCCAGCTGGCCAATGGCATCGCGCTGACCGGCGTGCCCCGGGCGGCTCTCAAAGACTATTCCCTGTGCCTGCTGGGCCACATCCACGCGCCCCAAACGCTTGGTGACTGTATACACTACGTTGGCAGCCCCTTTCAACAGGACTGGGGAGAAGCGGGCCAATCCAAAAGAGTAGCGATTCTCGACACAGACACCAAGCAGGTGACGTGGGTTCCAATGGAAGGCTACCCCGAGTACCGGCGCATTGATTTCAGCGCGTTTACTGAACTCAGCGACGCGCCTGAAGACCGCATTCGCGTCCGGCTGACAGACCATGCCCAGACCGAGCAGTTTTTTCAGCATCCCCGGTTTCACCGGGCGGAAGCTGAGTACGCCTACGCCGCCGCCGTGCCCGTAGAGGTACAAGCAGCACAGGACTGGTCCTTCGAGGGCACCTGCGGGCGCTACATGGCACTGGTGCCTCCCGACAAGGCTGGATTGAACGTGACGCCCGACGACTTGATGGACATCGGCAATTCGATTGCGCGCGGCGAGTGCGCTTGAACAGGTGTCATCTTCAGTCTGGACTGATTTGACAAGGCTTGCAGGCTGTTCTCGTGCATCTAAGGCTATTGTGCATCAAATGTTGGAGATGTGTCAAGCGTGCGCTGCGTTGTTAGAGCGCTGCAAGCATACTGTTTGCAACCCGGTGAACAACCGGAACGTAGTAAAACTAATAAACATCATGAATCAACTTAGTTCAATCGGATTCGGCAGTGATTCCAACGTGTTCGCTGGATACGCACAAAGTGCTGGGGACAAGCTCGGCAATCTCGACTTCGTGTTCGAGAACACAGGTCCAAACAGCGCTGTCCTGCGCCTCATGCAGTACGACGGCGTGACCTCGCCCTCTGGCTTCGCCACGGTTGGGTCGTGGCTGACCATTGTGCCCGGTGGCTGTCTGACCGCAAGCTACGTCCTGCTCAGCAAGCGGGTCGGATTCTTCGGCTCAGGCAACACCACGGTCAACATCAGCACGGTCATCCGCAACAAGGCCGACCTCCGCAATGCCCAGATTGACATTGTGGCCGTGGGCCGCCGTGGCTGGGGCTACGACGAGGGCTACAACAAGCTCGAACTCAAAAAGAAGTGGGGCACGGTTCCCGGACCCGTCTCGACTTCCGGCGCTCACGACGCAGGCACGGGCACGCCCATTGCCGCTGGTGAAGGCGTCTAGTTGCAGATTCAGCTGGTTCACGGCTGCCCGAAAGGGCAGCCTTTTTTGTTGGCGGAAAGCGCGGCTACGGCGTGTAAACGGTAAAGGAGATGCCGGGGTCAGGCCGGTTCAGCGTGAAGGTCTTACTGTCGAGCACGAGAACAGTTCCGGTGCTGTAGATGGAGCGCTGCTCACCATCGGTGGCAGTGTAGACACGCGGTACGCGCAGTCCTGCACCTGAAGCCACCACCCGCAAGCTGTTGCGCGTGGTGTCATCCACCTGCGGCAGCACGCGCTCTGAATAGGTGCCCGCGACCAGCACCTTGTAGTCAGACACCTTCAGGTTCGCAGGGAACGTGCCCGCAGCCTGCATCCAGACATCCATCTCCCCGTGCGCCCCATAAACCTGCCGCGCCGCGTAGAAGTTGAAGACAACCGGCTGGGCCAGCGCCTGCCCGGCGTACCACTCCAGACCATCGGGCAGAGGCGGAACAACGTCGCCAGAAGACCGGTTGCGGATGAGCACCAGTTCCGCCGTGTTCGCGCCCTGTGCAGTCACGACCGAGTCTGGATTGACCACGTCAGCCGTGCTGTTGTCAGCCGGAAGCGCGTCGAACACCCTGTAATCCTGCCGGTTGGTCAGACCGCAGAAACCCAGCGCCCGGATGCTGCCTGACTGCGCCAGCGTGGCGGTGGCATACACTTTTGGCAAACCGTTCCTTGGCACCCATGAAACGGTCACCGTGCGTCCGGCGATGCGCTTGCTCAAACCACCGAACGGCGTTCCCACGTCGATATAAATCTGGTCACCGGGCAGCACCGCCAGCACCGCGCTCTCCTGACTGACGGTCAGCACGCGCACCATCTCCAGACCGCCCCGGACCTGCACCACCTTTTTCGGAATCCCGCCCAAACCGAGCATGAACTTGAGCTGCCCCGTGCCTTGTGCCGTCATGACCAACTGGCGCGGACGGTCAAAGCGCACCGGGGTTCGCCCGTAGGACAAGCCCCCGGTGTTCTCGCTGGCGGTCGTAGGGCTGACCGCAAACTGGGGTACACCTAAATCCAGCCGGTCAAAGTAGACATTAACCCGGCTGCCTGTCTCCGCGTCTTCGTAGACATAACTATCACCCGTCGTCGTGGAGCCGGTGCAAAGGATGTCGGCGCAGCCCGACACGGCGGTCACGCTGCCCACGCTGAGCACGGTGGCAAACGCGGGCGGCTGAAAATAGGCAAAGCTGTCCACCAGCAGGTCCGCGCCGCCCTCTTTGTAGACATGAATGTTGTCCACCAGATTGCCCGCGTTGATGATGCCACCCCACGGCGCTGCGTCATGCTGCCAGATTTTCAGCTCCACGCTGGCCTCGGGACTGGTCACGACAACGGTGTGGTCGAAGGCCGTGAACGGCATCAAGGAACCCGTTTCAAAAAAGACCGTGCCGTGCGTGCCGATGGACACCCCGACGCTGAACGTGCCCGTGGTCCGCTGATTGCCTGCCATGTCGAGGGAAAAATGGTACGTGCCCACACTCAGGGTCCACGTGTCCATGCTGGTCAGCGTGCCGGTGCCGGGGCTGCCAACCATGTCCACGTACATGCCGTGCCCCGGCACGAGGTCGTACAGCGTCCGCACGGGGCATGAACCGATGAGGTCCACCCGTCCATCCACTGTCCAGTTGTCGAAATCGTCGAAATTCAAGTTGGGAATCTGGTGCCCGGTGGGCAGGGCACTGACGAAAGCATGACAGGCTCCATCGCTTTCGACGAAGGCGTGCGGGGAGGTCGCGCAGGGATAAATCACCAGCACGTTGGCACCCCCCGCGCAGGGCGCATAGATGCTGCCTTCGCCGCACAAGCCAGCGTCCGGGTAGGAAATCGCCCGCTGCTTGCTCAGGGAGACGGTGCCCTGAGCTGAAACGTACGACGTTCCCGCAGCCACAAATAGCGGACTGGCGTAGCACTTGTACGGATTCGCCGGGAAAGCCACGTAGGGCGATGGGTAGTTGTAGGACTGAAGGAAATGCGCCGTGTCAAATGGCGCGCACTGCGCCGTGTAGCAGTAAACAGCCAGCGGCCCACAAACCGGGTTCGAGCAGTCGCCCGTCAGCGACTGGATGAAGGCAATGGCTTCGCCATCGTACGTCGACACGGGCTGCGGATTGACGTAGCAGGCACCATCGAAAGTCACCAAATCAGCCTGTGTGCCAGCGTAAATGTAATCCGGTCCCCACGCGGGCAGCGCCTGTGGCTGGGTGCCCGATGTGACCACGGCCGTCTCGTTCACGTAAAACGTGGCCACCATGCCGTTATGGTCGAACTGGAAATCGGTGATGTCTGCGATGTTGACCGTGCCCACCAGCGCAAAGTCCTCGGTTGAATTAACGTATACACTCGCGGGCACCGTGTAGGCGTACGTCACTTCAGCCAGACTGGTCTGCACCCGCACCGTGATGACAGCTCCCTGCGCCACGGCTCCGTTGCCGAGATAGATGCCCATCACGCCGCCGAGGCGCTTGATGCGCTGGATGAGCGGCGGACTGCCGGGCATTTCCAGCGTCAGGGTGAACGGACGCACGTCCTCCGCCGCCGCCACCGCCTTGGCATCCAGTTCCGGGTAGCCCTCAACCTCGTAGACGGCGATGCGGTTGGCCTCGGTGTAAACAAGTCCCGTGGCGGCATTGACCGGAATGGGTGAGCCAGCCGAAGACAGCACCATGCCGGGAAGGCTGGTCACGATGGGTGTCGTGTAGGGCACCACGCTGCGCCCGGTGATGTAGCGGTTGGAGTCAGTGTCTACATCGACCTCAGCATCCACCTGCGAGAAAAGCAGCGCCCATTTGCGGTCCCGCTGGCCTGCGCCGCCCGCATGAATGGCGTAGGCGCACTGCTGATAGCGCCAGATGGGCTTGACGTTCCGGTAGCATTTGACGCGCACCCTGAAGCTGAACGCCGCGTAGGTGGCTCCGTGGACATTGTAAGCGTCCACCATCAAACGAATCTTCAGGTCGGCAGGAGAAGGCAGCAGGGTGGCAGGCAGATAGTCGTAACCAACCGATTCGTTGTAGAGTCCGCCCGGATAGCCATTGATGGCCCAGTTGCCCGTGAGGGTGCGCGCAACCACTTCGTCGTCAACCGTGTTCTGAAGCGGGTCAAGGTCGAATTGAATGTGGGTGGTGCCCGGCAGCAGCCACAATTCCTGCGCATAGGAGGCAAGCGCGTAGGGCAGGCTGCTGGCTGCGCCGCCCGCGCCTTCCACCGCATCAGTATAGACCGCGCCCAGCAGCACGCAGGAAGCATCGGGAACGGTTGGCGCAATGGTGCTCTGAATCGCGTAGTTCTGCGTGACCGCAATGGATGTCTCCGCCGCGTAGAGCACGCCATTTGAATCGTAAGCCGTGATGCTGACCCGGTAGACACCATCCACCGCAGGGTACGAGATGAGCGGCGAAGTGCCCGAGGAAACGCGCACGCTGTTCCGATAAAGCGTCCATGCCAGCGACTGGGGCGGCTGCCCTTCCGGCGACGCGGTGTACACTGTTCCCTCCAGCACGCTTCCCACGCTGAACACCCCCTTGGCCCATTTGACACCCAGCTCAAACCCGCCCGCGCCCGCCAGCACGACGTTAAACACGACCACCGTTTCCTCCGTGAAACCATCCGGGTTGACCGCCTTGACGTGCAGGGTGTGTGGAACTCCTTGCGTGGGGGTAAACTGGACAACAGTGGCGCTGCCCCGGGCAACTTCACCGCCCGCCGTGGTCAGCGACCACTTGGAGGGCAGCACTTCACGACCGTCTACAAAGACACTTGGTCGGTACGAACCGTTGCCAAGCAGGGAACTTGGGAACGTCTGGTCATTGAGCTTTAGCGTTACCACAGCCCTAACTACCCAGCGCCCAGCAGGACCGGCAACTCAGCCCTGCTCCAAGCGCGCGTCGTCGTTTTCAACGTATCCATGCACCCATTCTTTGAGCGTGTAGCCCAGTTCTACGTTGTCGCTGCCGCCATCTTCACGCAATTTGGTCATGTACATCCGGCTGACGCGACCGTGGTTGATGATGATTTCCTGCCCTTTGACGACAGGCAGCCCCACGGTGGAACCTTGCTGCTCCAGCATGTAGTGCAGCATGTCAGGCGTCAGGGCTGCTTGGTCAGGAATGACGAGGATGGACTCGGGGCGGCGGACCACCGGGCGGACAATGACAAAGTCACCCAGCACTTCAAACGTCTCCAGCGTGATTTCGTCGCCCGTGACGCGCCCGATGAGCTCGCTTTCCAGCAGGTGCAACATCGGTTCACCATCACCCAGACGCTTGAAAACCTGCGCCCACGACATCACGTCGTTCACCTGAAAACAGACCGTGTCCCCCACTTTGACCAGCTTGCAGTCAACGCCCACCACCTGCACCACGCCCATGCGGTGCGTGTCGTGCTTTTCTGAAACGTCCGGCAAAAAGATGCGACCGCGCTTGTGCGTGGACGGAACGTATTTGACCAGCACCCGATTGCCGAGCAGATGAATTTGCATGACCCTAAGAACGAACTTTCCTGCCCGGTTTGGCGCAGTTGCATTCTCGCATGTCCCAGACGGGCTTGGTGGTCTTTTCCATGATGCGCGCCTCGGTGATGGAGTTGGCGTCAACCCGGGTGCGCTGCTGGTACACCTCGATGGCCAGATTCACGTCGTCGTTCGGGTCCGTCTTCTTGTTGCCTGCCGTCGCAGGCATCTCCGCTGCGGTCACGCGCACCCGATGCCCGATGTCCGCCGCGTTGACCCACGCCGAGGCAATGGCGTCATGGTCGAACATCATGCAGACCTCCTTGATGTTTTTGTAGCGCGTCAGCTTGTGGTACTGCCAGCGCGAGACATTGTGCTTGAAGACGCAGACCGGCGCGACCGTGGTCCAGCCAAGTTCACGCAGCTTCCAGCGCAGCGACAGGACGTTCAGGACCGACTCGACGACAATCGCAGTGTCTACATTCGGGTCATCCAGCGCGTCGAGGTTGTACACCCAGTAGGCTGCGCCGAATTCCACCTTGTCGCGGCTGGGAAACAGCTTGGTGGACTCACCCGGAATGTCGGTGTAGGTCCGGCCTTGAAAGTAGACCGGAATGCCGTGCTCCAGCACGGGGAAGATGCAAAATGGTTCCCAGCGCGGGTCGTCCCGGGTAAAACCCGCCCCCGCTTCCACAAAGTCCTCCAGCAGCAGATTCTTGCGGACAGCCATCTGGCCAATCAGGCGCGCGTAGGCGGAATCAGGCTCCGCCGACAGCAGCGTGAATCCATCCGGCATGGCCACCTTGGTCACGGGCGGGAGCTTCCGGTCGGTGCTGCTGCCCTCCACCAGTTTTTCCAGCGGAATGTAGGTGACGCCGCCCTCAGCGGAAAATGCGTAGCCCAGCGCCTTGGACCACGCCAAGAAATTGCCCTTTTGATGGGCACCCTTGCCGCATTTGAAGCAGTACGTCTGACCGGACTCCACGTTCACCGAGCGGTGCCCGTCACGGTCGTTACACTCTGGGCAGACGAACCAGATTTCATGGTCGGTGCTCTTGCCCGGCACCACGTCAAAGGTGCGCTCAATTTCCGCTCGCAACATCGGTCCAATCATATTCTTGACCGTTCTGTTCTGGTCTGTAATCTGCACTCGAAAGCCCAGTTGGCGGGCTTAGCATAAATCTTCGGATTCGTGAAATCAGTCATTTTGTGGCTGAAGCCAAGATGGCAGTAGATAGAACATGAACTCAACCGAGCTGTACGACAAAATAGGCATCGCCGACAAATTCAGGGCAGAAAAGTCTTCCCCGGTGGTGGACCACACTGCGCAGGTTCAGACGGGCATGGACTGGGCGGCGCGGCAGGCGCAGCGCCCAGAGCCAGTGCCTCCGGTACCGATGGTGCCGATTGTGCCGGTGGCAAATTAAAGGCACAGCCAGCTTGCGTGATAATCAAATGTTTTCTGTGCTCGCCACAGACCGTGGAAATGCTGCTAACAGTGTCACGAATCGCGTAACCATCTGGTACCAGTGCTCTGTGCTCTTCAAATGAAGCACCGAATGGTTCTGTTGGTCCGGCTGCCTGTTCTGCCCCCCGACGCGTTCCGTGGCATATCCCAAACTTCAGAAAACGAAGATGCGTTTTCAAGTAGTCGGCAAGCAAGCGTATATCATCTTTGTTCGCCCATACGTTAGCAATCTTCTGCGCATTCGTCTCCGTCTGTATACGCCGATAGTGGTCGTAACTTGCGTAAGTGAAGAGTTCCATTGCTGTCACGCCGGTAAAACTGTGCGCACTTCCGGGTAACCACTGTAGACTATATTGGTCGCTACATGGTAAGTCTGCAAGTCAAAGGAAGATGGCCTGTTGCTGCTGCATCGTCCAGCGTGCCACGTGTCCCAGTGTTCAGGCGTCTCATAAGTACCCCCGCACCGACCGATATTTCTGCTGCGCGAAAGCACGGGCCTAAGTGACACTAAATTGTTTAAGCGCATGACGCGCTCAACCGAGGCATCCCAGATAGAAGAGTCGTTCATCCACTCTGGTTTAAGCCAGCGCTCGTACATCGGGCGGGTGAATGCCCACGCCCAAGGAAACATGGAATCGTATTCTACCACGCTCAAAGGGTAATCGTGGTCTGAACTGAAGTTGTAGAAGTTCAACAGCACGTAATGACTGCATGCAGGTGAACAAAAAAACCAGTCAGCCAGATTAAGAGCATCGGGAGACAGCACCGTATCATCTTCCAGCGCGACGTTAAAATCACTTCCCTGCTCAAACACTTTGTTGAAAACATGGTAGTTATTCCAGTTTACGCCGAATCGCTGCTTATTGACACTTATGGTAGTGGGCAGAAAATCTATTTTTTCACAAATTTCCACCAGCTCAGGCGTCTCTGGATAACCGGGTTCAATGGCCGCAAACAAGTGGTAGTCCCGCGTGTTGTTCAACCGCAGCGATTCAATTACTTCGCGCGCGTAAAGCAACCGGTTTGACAGAACAAGCGTGATGGTTTTCACAAGGGAGCGTAGTAAACGCTCTGATGCCGGATAGTGCTGTCTTCTGCGTCAACTGGAGTCACAGGTTGAAAGAACTCTGCGATTATTTTCCAGATATTCACACCGTTGTCCAGATGACCGCGCCCCTGCACGTGCAGTTTGCCCCCGGCGTTAAGGCGCTTTGCCAAAAAAGCCAGCGCATTGCGCAAGTCTGTCTCTGGATAATGCTGCAAGACCAGAGAAGCGTGGATTACATCATAGCTGTCCACGATGTTTTCCAATGGATACATGATAAAGGTAACGCTCGCAGCCAGTTCTTCCGACACCAGTTTAATCATGTTCGGGTAGTCGTAAGCACTCAACTTGTCGCAAAGGGACTTCAAAACCCCCAAATTTCTTCCACAGCCACAACCAAAATCGAGCCAACTGCCGCCTTTGGGAGCATCGGCAAAAGTGTCTGCTGGAAATTTACCGTCATTCTTGTAACCTGACAAAATAAGTTCACGCGCTGTTTCCAAGTCCTGAATACAGTGCCATGCAACACCTTCACCCTTGGAGGATTCCCAAAACTTAAAACCCCAGCGAGCTGCAAAGATTAGACCCAGATTACGGTCAATGTCCGTTACTATTTTTACCTCAAATCCAAGTTGACTGAGATAAGAAGCCAGCGCCTTCGGTGTGCAGCCAAATTCAGCAGACCACGGACGGTCATGCGTGTGCCATTCAAGCGCTATTCGGTTCACTTTACCAAGTTGTTTGGACGTGTAGAGTATTGGAAATTCAGACCCTTCGCAATCCAGTTTTAGAAAAGCCACCTCGGCTACATCAGAGAGCAACGTGTCAAAAGCCACGGCTTTTACTTCGATGCCCTTTGACCATATAGTGCCTCCACCTGTGTTTGCTTTAGGATTTGTTTTGTCGAAAGCGCTAAAAAGCAAGGTAGCAGGACACACGTCTGAACGCCATGCAGCCGCTTCTACCAGACACACCTTTTTGTCCCATGCCTCGGTAGTGTGACGAAAATGAGCAGCGTTAGCTGGGTCAGCTTCAACCGCTATCACACGCCCAGCGCCTGCCTCTAGGGCTTGGACACTAAAGCAGCCTACATGCGCTCCAATGTCAACAACCACGTCTGTAGGCTTAAATTTGTGGGGCGTTCGATAACATCTGCCCGCATAAACTTCATTGTAAATACCCATGTCGTGTACTGCTGACGTGGGTCGTACAAAAAGTCGCGAATAGCGGCTGTAAAACATCTTTTTGTCCCGCATTTCGCATGGATGAATGAGTATGGCGTCTGGCGCATCCAAGTTCTTGACCTTTGTGCCGTAAGCACTGACATGCCGCGCACCCTTAAAGTAGACTGCGCCGCGTTTTAAGAGTCGATTCTGCCTGTTAGGCGTGTGATTGTAAGGTGCTGCCAGCGTGTGACAGTTAGCCCGCACGTATTCGTCTCCCTTCAACAAGTCTGCCTCTGCTGGATAACACCTTAAAACAGATAAAATGTCAGTCTCCGCGTTGGCATCAATACCTTCTCGAATGGCTTGAACAAATCCTTTTGAAATCCACTCGTCTGCATCAAGAGCCATCATCCATTCACCCTCGGGCACGGTGCTGATGGCAAAAGTGTACAACACCTGCCAATCACGAAACTCGGTGCTTATCACCTGTAGTCTAGGGTAGACCCGCTGAAATTCCTTCAAGGTTTTAATCCATGCAGGCTGCGTGCCTTCCGACGATTCAATAACCGCCACCGTGTCCTCGCTTCCAACCTGTTCCAACAATCGGCCCAGCAGTGGAAAAATGGATGGTTCATACCACCCGTAAACACGAAAATTTATTTTTGTCATATAGCTCCTGTCTCTTTTAGCACCACTGCCAACGCTTTGTTCGCACGGTGCCAGCTTAGATTCTTAACAGATTTTGCGGCGGCCACTCCAAATCGACAACACTCAGAAGGGTTCTCATACGCTTGGCGCATGGCCTCGATGAACGATTTGTCTACAGGTTCCGCCCAAACTCCAAGATTAGCGTAAAAATCGCGCGCACCGCGCAACCTATATTCCACTTCATAACCTGTCCCGCGCTCAAAAAATTCTGAGATGCCGCCAAAATTTACGGAAATAAGCGCACGTCCTGTAGCCATCGCTTGCATCTGCATCAAACCCCAACCTTCGGCACGCGCCGCCGAGACAAAGCAATCCAATCCAGCGTACCAATCGGCCAATTCGGCGTCGCTTAGATGCAAAGGTACTGCTACGATGCGCTCATCCGTTATCTCCGCCAGCGGACAGTCCGGGTGACATTTGATATGCAGCCGAACGTCTGGCTCGTTCGGAAATGCCTTGAGAAACAAGTCAATAACTTCATTCAATCCCTTGCGCACGCCTCCATGTGCCATCCGGCCGGCGGCTCCAAAAACAAACGGCCCGTGCTGTTTCTTTGGCCTGTACCTATAGACCTCTGTGTTCATGCCCAAAGGTACTACCCTGATAGGAGCATTGACGCCGCACGCTGAAAAACAGGTGGCATTCCAGACGTTTGGCACAATCACAATTTCAGCCTTGTTCAAAACAGACACTCCATTGGGTGGAAGCCTCGATGCTTCCCACATGGTAAAGTACGCTGTTTTCTTTCCACTCGTTGGAGGAAAATTAGGAGGATGCAACAATAGTTCCCATTCGGCGAACGATGACTCAAGCACAAAAAGCGCTCTTATATCAGCCGGGATGAGTGCTCCAAACGACTCATTGCAACTGGTGGGCCGCACGGCCACCTGCACCCCCATGCCAATCAGGTCACGAATGATTTGGATGGCGTGCAAACCGTAACCAGTAAAGCTGTTGATGTCAGCAGCAAATGTAAGGGGACGCGACACGTCAGACGCAGCGCTACCCAGACGAACCGGATTTCGCCAACACTTACGGTAGCGCTTAATGGCACGTTCAATGTTCATGCACCCAGCGAAGAACCATTTCTCTTCCATCAATAACGTGACATTCTTTGGGCCTTGGATTAAACCTGAAGAATCCTGTAAGATTGTTGACTCTGCACGTGGTCACGCGGCCAGTGCCTGCCGCGCACGCAGTAACCTCCCAAGCTTGGGTGTAGCGCAATTTGTCCGCAGCGCGCATGTGTGCGCGAACGTAACCGGGCGCAAACCAGCAGTCGTCAGCCCACCAAACGCACCATTCTCCCTCAGCACAATCAATGGCCACTTTTTTGAGAAATTCAAAAGATTTATGCGGTGGAAAGCTTATTTCTCCGGGCACCAGTGGCACTCCAGTTGCGTTAATGACACACAAGTCAAGGTAAGGCCAGTCTTGCTCACGAAAACAACGAACAGCCTCTGTGGCCAACGGAAAACGCGTGGCGTCTCGTAACACGAGCAGGGCCGTCACTGTTGGACAGGTGTGCCAGACGATATTCAAGTTCGCATCAGTTGAAGTCCGGCTAAATAGCCGTAAGCTTTCACACTGACAGAAGAACTGCTTCCAACCGAAACAGAGAACTTGACGTAGTTGGCGTCGGCAATAAAAGCAGCCGTACCCGTGGAAGACGTGGATTTTATGGCGGGCGTTCCATTGTCTACAGCCACGTAAAAGGTGGATGACGCGCCCTCGTTGGCATACAGGTAGAGGTCGTAGTTGCCTGCGGGCAGCCCCTTGATGGCAAAAAAGTTTTCCTCGGGAGTGCCACCATTGGCTCCAATCCACGTGGACAGCATGGGGTCAAACTGACTGCTGCTGCCCCCGGTGCCGCTGGCCGAAGCCACCCGTTCAAAGCGCACCGCCGTCTTTTCGTTCAGGTGGTTATAGAGAAACACCTGTGGATTTCGACTGTAGGTGGTGCCTGTACAGTAGCCGTAGCCGTAGCCGTAGCCAGAGCCACTGGGCGTGACCGCAAAAGAACCAGCACTGTATACATTCCAGAAATCTCCCGTCGTCAGCCCGGTGGCGGCCAAGCCTGTCTTGTTGCCTGCGCCGTTGAAATCAATGTTGGTCAGAAACGGACTGTTCAGGCTGATGTCCTGAAAATAGCGTATGCCGCCGTAGACAAGCGAAACCACGCCCTCCGCGAGCGAGCGCGCGATGGCGTCGGGTCCAAAGCGCAGCTTGTGCCCCTGTCCGGGCACCTGCTGCTCCGTCATCGCCACGAAATGGCGGTTGATGTCCACTGGATTGACAGTCACGCTGCTGACGCGCAGGCTGAAAAAACACTCATCAGTCACCAGCGGCCCCATCAGGTCGCCACGAGCGATGGGCACCCCCACCTGCAACCGCGTGGATTGCATGCCCGAAACAACGGAGAAAATGTCCTGTCCGTGGTCGATGATGACCTCGAACGGAAAAAAGGAATCCAAGTCACCAGCCGAATGCTGCCAGTCCGCCGACTTCTGTATCACGCTGTAGACAACGCCTGCCCCGCAAGCGACCGCAGCTTCACCCGCAGCCAGCCGCAGCGTGTAGCCCCGGTTGGTGAAACCCTCGCGAGCAAAACCGAACAGCAGGTAGGCACGCCGGGCCGAGGGCGACCTCAACCGGGCCAGCACTTTTGCCTGCGCGTTGTTGACAGCGAGTTTGCTCATGTGTCTGACTGCATGTTCAAGAACTCGGTTTGGAACGTCGCGGTGACCGTGACCATGCCATTATTGTTGTAGCTGAGCTCGTTGACCTTGTACCCCGAGAGCCACACGCGCGCCATCCACGTTTTGACGACGTTCAGCACGCAGTACTCATCCGCGTCAGGAGCGCGCAGCGGAGCAGTCGGCGGCGACGGGGCCAACGGCTTCTTTTTACTGAAAAAGTCTCCCCACGCAGACGCTTCCTTTTTCAGCGCATCACCCATCTGCGCCAGCGCCTTGCGTTTTATCTGGGATTGGGCTGCCGTCGCGAGCGCGGCATTCGTGTTGATTTGAATGCGGCCCGTCGAACCTTGCAGCAAATAGATGTAGATGTTGAACCGAAAGATGATTCCAAACTTGTTGTTCAACTTCAGGCTCTGACCCCTGAATCCTCCACTGTCGCTGCGCATCCCGCGACCTGCCCTGACCAGACTGGCCCACGTCTCCAGCAGGGTGAGCACAGGGTTTGGAGTGGTGTCTTCCAAAATGAAAGTGACCGAAACAGGGTCGAGCGGCTCGTCCCACGATGGCATCTGGTACGCAATGCTTTCTCGCCGGACAGCCTCAGCTCGAATCTTGACCGGTTCCGGCAGCGTAACGGACTGGACGTGCTGGGGCAGCATCTCCGGCAGGGATTGAACGCCCTCTGCTCCCGCGTCTTCCAGTGCGAATTGCAGACCTGCACGCGCTTCTTCCAGACTCACGTACCACAGGTCAACACGATGTGGGTCGATACTCTTCCCCCACAGGTTTTGCTGTTTGCTCACTGAAACAGGCCGCGCTCGCGCACTGCGCTTCGGTGGTGACACTGTCGAAAAATCCGCTGGCATACCCCGTAACTACGGTATCTTGGCTTCAGCCACAGCTGATTTCACGAATCCGAAGATTTATGCCAAGCCCGCCAACTGGGCTTTCGAGTGCAGATTACAAACCAGAGCAGAACGGTCAATGACTTCTCGGCACGTAGTTAAACCAAAATGAACTCGCTGGTAATGACCTACGGCGGCATCGTGGAAGGGAACAACGACCCTGAAAAGCTCGGACGCTTGAAGGTGCGCGTGCCACACGTCTACGGCACCAGCGGCGACGCCGGTCGCTACATTGGCACCAACGACCTGCCGTGGGCGCTTCCAGCCGGACTGCCCGCAGGCTCCACCAAAGCCTCGGGCGGATTCTCCCATCTGCCCGAAGTAAACGACAAGGTCTGGGTGCGCTTCCTCGACGGCGAACCGGAAAAACCCATTTGGGAGTGGGGCATGCAGACCACCGATGAACGGCAAAACTTCCCGTTGCACAGCTACAAGCCGGGCACGCCACCCGCGCCGCCCAACAGCGTGGGCCGCCCTGACCGGGCCGCTTGGTTCAAGTGGAGCAACGGCTTTGAAATCAATCAGGGCGGGGTCATTGCCACCACCAGCCAAGGTTACAATGTCGTCTTGACTGATGCTTCCGCGCAAGGCAGCTACGATGGCAGCGTAAAAATGTCTACACCGCTGGGTCAGATGCTGCAACTGGACGACGCCGACCTGAGCGGACTGCTGCTCATCAACGAGGACATGAAGTTCCAGATTTTCAACGACTGGCTGGCGATGGCGGCCAGCTACGAGTTCCTCGCGACCACCGGCGATTTCATCATCAATGTAGACTTCGGCGAATTCAAGGTCAAAGCCACCCAAGACATCGGTCTGTTCACGGTGCGGAATTTTACCGTCGAAGCGCTGCTGAAAGGCAGCATCAAAACATTGTCTACACTCACCCTGACCAGCATCGGAAGCATGGCTTTGGTCTTTCCGACGCTGACGCTTGGCTCCGGTGCCAGCGAACCGTTCGTGCTCGGCAATCAGCTGACCGCGTGGATGGACAGCCTGCTGTCCTACCTGTCTGCACACACCCATTCCAACGGAAACAATGGGTCGCCCACCGGCCCGCCCATCGTCCCGCCCAACAGCGTGGTGCAGCCCACTCCTGCCGCCGTGGTATCCCGCGTTATTTTCGGGCTGTAACCACTTTTTTCCGTTCTACAGGTAATGGCAATCAAGACCAACATGACCTCGCTGGTGCCCCGCAGGGAGCACTACAAGAAAACCATCACGCTGATGAGCCACGGCTACAGCAATCCGCAGGCGTGGCCCGACGGCCAGCTGACCGTCTTTCCGTGGGACAGCGACATGGACGCCTACCTGCTGGAAGCTTCCCGGCAGGACAACGGAGCCGCTGTCCTGTTCGACCTGCTCCAGCGCTGCTCCAACCTGAACGGCGGCGCTGTCGATGATTTTGTCGCTGACGAGGTCAACTCCGTCCTGCTTGTGTCCCGGGCGCTGGCGGCGGACAACATCATCAACTACCAGTCACGCTGTCCAATTTGCGGCACCAAGCGGCAGGAAAAGATTCGAGTGCCGGACGAACTGGAAAAAGTCGCTGAAAAGACGGCTGCTTATCCGGGCTTCGACGAAATCACCCTCCCGGTCTGCAAGGACATCGTGTGCATCACCCCACTGCTGGTCCGGCACGAGCGCCTGCTGGCGGCGCGCCCGCCCGAAGAGAAGCTGAAGGTCAACGACGTGGAACTCCGGCACATGCTGCACGTGGTCACCATCAACGCGACCCGGCCTGACACTGCCGAAGAACTGGCCGTCTGGTACCGCGCGCTGCACCCCTCTGACATGCGGTATCTGGCGGAACAGGAAAAGGAGCTGTCACCCCACCTGAACACGCTGCTGCCCCATCGCTGCGAAAATGCGCAGTGCCGGATGGAATTCTCCCACATGCTGACGTTTGACCAAGACTTTTTTCGTCCGACAAAGCCGACTTGACCGAGAGGCTAAATACCGTCTCATTTTTGAACTGGCGTGGGACGATAAGGGACTGATTGTAAACTTGGAGACGCTGCCGGATGACATCCTGCAACTGTTCCTGCGCCTGCGCAACAAGCGCGTTGAGGAAGAAAACGCGAAAATAAAAACATGATTAACCTTGTTGTAGACGGAAACTCAATCTATGCGAGAAGCTGGTTTGCCGCCGAGCGTGACTCGGGCACCCCTGACCCGGCCAAGGCCATCCTCTTTACCCTGACCACCGTTTTCAACCTGCTCAACCCGGACGCCAACCTGCTCGGACACTTGTTCGACCGGACACTTTTTGCATGGGACAGCCAGCAGAACAAGTCCAAGCACCGCGCCGAAAAGCCTGTTTCCTACCACGACACCAAGGAACTGCTCATTGACATGCTGACCGCCCTGCTGGGCAGCTCTCACTACTGGCACGATGACTACGAAGGTGACGACGTGGTGGCCACCGCAGTTTTTGTCAGCGACCCAAATGACACGGTCTACGTCGTGTCGGGCGACAAGGATTTGATGATGCTCCAAGGCGGCAACTGTGAGTACTACTGCCTCAACACCAAGGCGGTCCTGTCACGCGGGTTCATCCAGAACAAGTTCAACGTGAAGCGCCCCAGTCAGGTGTCTCTCGCCCTCGCCATACTGGGGGACAAGGTCGACAACATTCCCGGCATCAAGGGGTGGGGACCGAAGAAGGTGCGCAAGCTCTTTGAGCTGGTCACGCCCAAGATGAACTTCGAGCAGGCACTGCAAACCATCGACGCGCAAGTGCCGCAGGTGTTCCGGCAGGTGTTCTACGAATCGCTCGAACGCGTCCTCCTGAAAACGGATGTGCCGGGAGTTCCTCCCCCGGCACCGCTGGTTCTGGCTGACCCAGAACTGGTAAATGACTGGGACATGCCCCAAGTAGCACTTCGCTACCAAGTCCTCTTCAGCGCCTACGCGACAGCCCGCCTCAATGGTGAAGTTCGCGTGCTCAGCAGGCAGCAGAATTGTTAGAGATTGAGGATGGGCACGCTGCCACCGCTGGCGCGGTTCACGTAACGGGTGATGGCGAACTCCAAGAAGGCACCGCCGCTGGCATTGCCCACCATCTGCACCTGCGGGTAGCTGCTGTCCACTTCAATCAACTTGACCTCGTTCACGGAAAGCGTGTTGTAGAGGTCACTGCCGGAAGCCCCCATGTCCACCCACGCACTGCCATTGAACTCCTGAAACCGGTAGTTCATGGTGTTGACACCGGAGTTCTTGATGACGATGGCCATGTCGACCGGCCCCTGCTGAATCGTGCTGAACAGCGTGGAGGTTGTTTCGCCGACGAGTTGAGAATCTGTGACGTGGATAACCATAAATCAGGTAAGTGGGAGTTCAGGGTTTTGGTGCTGGTGCTGGGCTTCGGCGCTTGCAGCAGACCGGCGTTCGTCGGCGTACTGTGCGTGCAGCCTTTCGTAGTCTCGAACGGCGTAGGCGATGGTGTCCAGAGCGCCTTCAAGCTCGCGCACAATTTCTTGTTCACTCTCGCCGTGCGCCCGCTCAGGCCCGTCAGGCATGTCAGCGCGCCCGTAGGCAAGACGGCCCAATTCGCCGATGACTTCCTCCAGATGGATGGCGTGCCCCTTAATCCGGTCAAGCAGTTCAAGCTCGGTCGATTCTTCTGACTCCCCTCCCGCGCTGAGACTGGGCGGCGGCGGCGGCGGCGGATACTGGCGACCTTCAGGCGGCACGCCTGCATGGCCTGCGGCCAGATGACTCTCTACGTCATCGTTCTCACCAAGCACGCGGCGAAGGATAGAGTTCATGTTTAGACACTCAGACAGAGAGCAACATCTTTGTCTACGGGTGCGTAGTACTTGACAGGGCACCCTGACCTTTCATCCGAAACGATGCAAATGGAGTAGCAGCAGCAAGCATTACCAACAGCGCAGTAAAGCGGCTCAACATCTTTCTGAACAAAAACTGGTTTAACGCCCAATCCGCCTGCATAAGCCACGTTGTCTACAGTGAAGCGAACACTGCCCACAAACTCGAAACTGGGGATGCTCTGCAACAATTGCAGCATCTGGCTGCCGACAGAAAGCCAGTAGCTGTGATTTTTTTCTGGACTGCACTTTTCCGTTTTTCTGGACACAAAAACAGCAGCCGTTTCTATTGCATCCTGAAGAGTTTCTACCCCAGACCTGCTGTTCCAGCTAACCACTACATCAGACTGCGGCACCGTATTGACAACTACAGCGTAGCAACAAACTATTTCGGCTGGGCTGCTCATGCTCAGAAGCGACAGCGCCAAGTCAGCGTGGGACTAAAGTCACTCGTTTTGTTCAAGCTGACCGTGCGAATCTTGCGCGCAATCAGCGTGTCATTGCCGGAGAACAAACCCATCTCCGAAATGATGTAACCGTTGGCGTCCGCTGTCCCGAGAGAAAACGAAACGCGCACGACAAAAGCTGACAGGAAATCAATGAGGTCTATCGCTTTCGTCCAGTAGCCGTCGCTGAACTGAATGGGCGCTTCCAGTGCCACGTCCGTCACGCGAGCTGCGGTGGTGCCGGTGCCAACACCGAACTTCTGGCAGGTGTAGTTGGCCAGCGGAGCACGAAAAGCGAAGGCATAGGCAAGGAGCTGCCTTCCGTTGTCTACAAACAAATTGTGCCCCACCACGACTTCGTGGCGCTCCAGTCCCCAGCCCGCAGGCTGGCGACCGGCTGGCGCACAAATCCAGCCGTAGTCGATGGCTTGCTGGGTCGATATTTCACGACCCGTGGCATCCACGACCTTCGACACGGTGACTATGCCTTGAGGACGCATTATTCGTCATCCAGTTTGCGGGCAGCCCTGCGGCGAGCTGATTCTGGCAGGCGCGGACCACGCTCAGGCGGTGGCTCCTCCTGTTCATTTTCACCCGCAGGCTCAGGCGGTGGCTGCTGTTCAGGCTGTTCAGGCTCCTCGGGCGGAAGCCCTTCGTCGCCACCCAGTGCGGCATCCTCGGGCGGAAGACCAGCACCGTCACCGCCTTCCGCAGCTGGCATCGGTTGCCCACAGTGCGGGCACATTTCGCCTTCGCCCGCTCCCGTCACACCCGCGAGCCTGCCATCGGGACCAAATCTCGCACGAACGCTCGGACTCTGTATGACCGCCATGAATTTGTGCTTATTCTGCTCCCAGCGCTGCTCAACCTCCTCTTGCGGAGCAGGCGGGTACATTGTGCCCGCTGCTGACTGGAAACCGTTGACACGCTCCGAGATAAAGCGCTGCTTGACGTGGTCCAGCAAGCGCTGTTGCCACGGTTCAAGCCCTTCGTCGCCACCCTCGGGCGGAAGCCCTTCGTCACCGCCGCCCTCGGGCGGAAGCCCTTCGCCCCCTTCACCACCACCACCCTCGGGCGGAAGCCCTTCGCCCCCTTCACCACCGCCACCCTCGGGCGGAAGCCCTTCGTCGCCGGGCGGAAGCCCTTCGCCACCGCCGCGCGGGGTTTCGCCTTCGTCATCGGGAGCTGCATCAGCACCGCCGCCAAACGCCTGTTTGATTGCTTGTCCGACTGGTCCGCGCTCTTGCACGGGGACACCTGTGATTTTGGTGATGTAAGGATTCATTCTTCAGTTTTAATCCGCGCCTCAGTCTTTAGGTGAAGCGACTGCTGTTGGTGGGGCTTGTGTTCAGCATGCGCATGCGTGTGCCTGCGCCGCCGCCCCACCCCTAAGAACTGATGTCTACGCCGCTCCATCTCAGTCAATTTGACAAGAACAATTTTTGACAGCGTGTCCAGCCGTTCTGAAAAATGCGCACCGCAATCAGGACACTCAACCAGCAACGCATCTTCAAACTGACGGCGCTGCCCGTCAATGCCCAGACAGCGCGGGCAAATCAATGCCACGCCAAGGTCGCTGTTCAGCGCAGGCGGCTCCGCCAACGGCGACTCTGCCACCGGGCGGCGTCCAATGCGCAGAATAACGGCTTCAACGGATTCACTCATCAAGTTGCGACGATAGGCACCATTTGGTTGATGTTCGCCGGGTAGTAGCGGTCCATTTGCAGGCTGAACAACAGGTTGACGTACCCGCTCTGGGTCATGTCGGCATCCGTGAATTTCAACCCCTTGATGATGCAGCCTTCCAGCACGTAAACCAGACCTTGGTCCATCGTGTTCTCACCCGGGAGGGCGTTGCCCCGGATGTCCTGAATCTGCTTCTGCATGTTGGGCACAATCCACGACATGTAGCCCTTGCACTTGCAGGCTGAAGTCAGCCCGACACCGCCTGTCAGCGGATTCGCGCACAGGAAATTCCACTTTTCCAGTGCCTCGGCAGTCTGCTGCTGAAAAGCGTAGCGCACTGGAATCTCAACAGCAGGCGTCGCGGTGTCGCCCCCGATGAGATAGTTGGTCTGCTGCATGTACTTGACCGCTGTCATCTCGCGGGTGCGCTCAGGGAAGGGGAACTTTTCCAGCGCAAACTCGACGTTCTCCTTCCAGTCCATGCCCAGAGCCTGTGGCAGCATGAGAGTGACTTTCCACAGGTCGATGCGTTGCAAGTCAATGCCTTGGGCTGTCGCTGCCGCGCCGAAGGTGTTATGGAAATTCATCCGGGCCATAATGTCAGTGTTTGTTGTTTACAATCGTGTTACGCCACGCTGTTAAGCTGGGCACCGCTCTCGCGCACCGTTGCGTTGATGTAGATGCGCTCGGCCACATCGGTCGGAACCAGAGACAGGTCAACGATGACCTCGCGGCGATTGCGCGTGTCCGCCGTGTTGTTGCGCTCGTCTACAACGAGCAAATACTCCTCAACGCCGCGCTCATTGCGGACCTTGTCCATGAACTCGCTGAACGAGAGCCGGATTTGAGTGAGCAGCTCTTGGTCGTTCGGGTCAAACACGAAACGACGGGCAATGACCGCCAGCCCGGTGACCACCCAGTTGACGAGATTGACCGAGTGCATGGCGGTGAGCTTGCTTTCCGCCCGTTGCAGCGTGCGCTCTCCGTAGAGCATGAAACGGCCCCGCAGCTTCAGAATCGGATTGATGCTGTTGCCATTGCCGTACATCGCCTGTTTGGTGGCGTCGCTGACGCGGTCAAATTCCACGCTGAGGGCTTCAGGAATGAGGCCACGCGTTTCACCCGCAGCCGCAAACCACGGCTTGTCGCGCTGGAAGGTAAAGGCCAAGCAGCGCAGCGCCCCAAGAGACGGCGGCACCATTTTCTGAAGGCCGGTGAACGGGTCAGTGATGTTGAACCAGTTCCAGAACACCGCGATGTTCGGGTCGTCAATCCTGCCTTGGTTCACGTAGAGTCCAGCGCCATTGTGCCAGTCGATGGCCTGCCGGGCATTGAGTCCCGCAGGCACATCCGCGAGCGCGAGCGCATTGACCTTCTTGGCTACGCGCCGGAGTTCCTGCATGACTTCGATGGGCACTTCGTCCATCGGGGCTGCCAGTAGGTTGACATCCACGTTATCGGCATCCTCAAAGGCTTTGATGCCGCTGGCCGAATCATCGCTCGGGTCGACCGTGCCCACGAAATCGGCAACTTGCGCGTTGGCACCATTGTACCCTTGGGTGAACTGACCACCCGTGTCCACCGTGTTGCTGACGCTGAGGCTGAGAATGCCCGCGTTGAGCGCCCCGAGCGGCATCGAAAGCGGCGGACCCGCATTGTAGACGAAGTACGCAGAATCCCAAGGCGCGACCGTATTGGCAGCGTGGTAGAGCTGACCACCGCCGTAGGAAAAGCGCTGCTTGAGCGAAATGTACTCAGACAGGGAGATGAGACTTTCATAGGAATCATCATCGCTGGCCGTGGCGGTGTCACTGATGTTGTCCAGTGTCTCCACCAAGGCAGCGTTCCAGAACACTTCCAACTTTTTGGTGCCTGCGGCTGAACCCGGGCGCACCTGCACGTACAGACCCGTCTTCTGGTTGGAGCCGTTGGCCCACTCGCCTGCGGTCTTGGCCTCCAGATACAGAAACGGAACCTGAAGCGCGGTGCTGGCCCGATAAAGCACGGCGCTGGTGTAGTTGTCTTGCAGCGGGGTAGCCTGATAGCCAAGGCGGGTGTTGTCCGAAGTTTCCAGATACACGCGGTTGCCCACCACCTTGCTGACCCGGACTTCACTCGTCGTGTGCTGGTTCGTCTCCATGATTTTGTAGACACCACCGGCAACGACATTGGTCGGATTGCTGGCCACGTCGAAGAAAAACTGGTTTTTGTCACCGGAGACAGTTCCAACCGAAGTGACGGCGCGGTCCACGTAATCGGAAGCACTGGTGCCGTAGGCGTAGGCGTAGATGGCACCCTCGGCCTGCCACGCCGCCCCGGAATAATTGCTGTAAACAATCGTGGCACCCTGATAGTCAGCCGCGAGCGAGTCGCCCGAGCTTTCCAGCGTGATGAGTCCCGAACCGGTCCCGGCGCTCAACACCGAGACGTTCACCGTGCTGACTTCGCCGGGCTTGCTGATGGCGACGAAAACGTCATCGCCTGCGGTCAGCATCGAGTTGATGGTAACCGCATTGGTCAGCCCGGTCAGGAAAGTGTACGCGCCCGCCGTGCCGGAAACGTCCGCTGTGGGCAGGTCATTGTACTGGTTGCCCACGCGCACGACCGTAACGCCGTCGGTCATGTCAGAAATCATGGCGACCGCATCAGCCAAGAAGAAGCCAGCGCCAACGGGCGCGCCGAAATCACCGTCAGCGTAAGTCGTCGTCAGGGGCTGCCCAAACTGCTGAACAAACTCGTTCAGCGAACGGATGGACACCGGAGTATTGAATGCCCCCTTCGCTGCGACACCAATCAAACCGGGTTTGAAGCTGCTGCGAACCGGAGTGATGAAACTCTGGTCGATAACTTGCGCGTAAACGCCCGGAAAGGTCTTTGCAATTGTTGCCATAATCGTGCTCAGTTCAACTTGCTTTAACTACGAGCCAATCTTTTCAGCAGCGAAATTATCATTGTCTACAGGCTGCGTGCTGTCGCACTTAACTACGTGTGATGGTCAGCACTCCAAACTGGTTCGCGGCCGTAATCGGCTCCGGGTCTATTTCCAGCGTCGGCAACTGACCGATTTCCTGATACGTCCAGTTGTCATTGGCCTCTTCGGGCACATTGGGCCGGTCATCCAGCGTGGCGTTGGCATTGCCAATCCGCTCATCTTTGGTGGCCAGCACCTGAAAAGCGCTGTCCAGCGTGGTGGGGTCGACCGAACCGCTGGCAAAAACCAGCGTCCAGAAAGCCGGGAAAATCTTGTAGCGGAGGTCCACGTTGAAACCCTCCAACACCACGGTAGCACTGGTGCGGAACTCAATGCTCTTGTCCTGTTCCGGTTCTTCCGGCGTCATGCTCTCGATGTCCCCTTCGATGTAAAGGCGCACCAGACGCGTGCCCCAGCCGGGATAAAACACCTGAATCCACGTCTGGGGCGTTGGACCCCCCGTCCGGTAAAACTCTTCCGTCAGCTGGCTGATGAAAAAAGCCTGCGTGTCCGGGCGCAGGCAGAAGTGGTCAAGTTGGAAACGGTAATCCCACGCCATCGGCATCCGCGACGTGGTGACATTGCCAAGGTCGAACTTTGTCAGACCTGTGCCGACGTTCGGTTTGCCGCTGACCGGCGCACCCGCATCACTGACCGTGGGCCAGTTCAGGTGCCTCCAGCGGTGGATGCTGAAGTTCTGGTACTGGCGCAGCTTCCAGTTCTTGCGGTGGACGCTGATGATGGGATAGCGCACCGGTGAAGGAAATGGCTCATAAAGAGGGGTGCCGTTGGCGTCCTTCAGGTCGAGCAGGTAGGAAAAGGGATTGTTTTCCGCAGCCCAAAGCTGCCGGAACTGAGAAAATGCGTCCAGCGGTGAAGTAAAAACCACTGGCACGCTGTACCCCTCCCGCACGACAAACAGCCGATTGAGCCAGCGCTGAATCGCCAGCTCGTGATACCGCATTGACGTTCCACTCAACGCGCCTGCGCTCACATCGAGTGTTCCGTCATGAGTGTTGGTGGCCATGCGACCTAACTACAGCGGGGGCCACCAGCCTCCGAACGGTCACACCGGCACGAGCAGCGACGACTGCATGGGCATCGTCACGCCGTTCTCCAGCTCCACATCAACAAAGCCGGAACCCTGACGCGATTCACCCTTGACCTTGCCCTTGGCTCCCGACATGCCAGTGATTACGTCGTCGATGACCGCAACTGTCTGGCCAGCGGTGATGTCCTCGCCCAGAATCCGGTTGACGGCCTTCTGAACGTAATTGCTCCTGACGTGCGCGGGCACCACAAGCGTCTCGATGATATTCTTGATGTCTTTCATGTTCTTTAACTACAAATTGAACAACCCGGTCAGCACGACTTCGATTACGTCCGGGTTGCCGTCAAACCAACTCGTCCCCAGTCGCAGCTTCTGCAAGGTGCCTTCAGCTGAGCCTGCCGCCTTAACTACCCACTTCCCCTCGTGAATCTTGACCTCCATGTTTTCAACCAGCACCTCAAATTCCCGTTTCATGCGCAGGCACCGCTGTTCGAGGTCAGGCAGCGGCTTTTTGCGCGCCACGTCGATGAGCCATGTATACAATGCCTGCACCACTTTGCTTTTCTGCTCAGCATCGCGAAACCTCTCCTTGAAGTCTACATTGAGCGGCTGCACCATGTATTCGTCCAGAAACAGGTTCATGCTCAGTCTCAGTCTTTCCAGTCCGCCTCCGTGTAGGCTCCGTAAATGCGTTCCACGGCAAGACCCTGTTGCATGGCGTGCGCATTAAAGCGCCGGATGGCGTCCTGTGGAGACAAGGCTTCGACCTTGGCAACTTCTGTGTAGACATCAGTGTCGAGCCGGTACGCCACGTAGAACGTGCCGGGCATGTTGCGCAGAAACGCCTCGGGGTCGTCCATGTCGGTTTCCAGCAACCATCGAACAGTGTTGGCAGCGTCAAACATAAGGCGAGGGCCGGGTTTGCACCAGTTCACGAGGCACCGCTTGTGACACATCGGTCAACGGTCGGGCATCGCCCTGCGCCGGGATGACCGTTTTGCAGGTCAGGCCAAGCCACACGTTGGTCTGCGCCCAATACGCCTCCGGCCTCAGCTCCACGTCCAAAATGAGATGCCGATAGCCGTTGTAAAACATCATGTCGCCCCGCAGGGGGAACCAGTCGAACTCCTGCAAGACAAGATTGGCCATCCAGACCGTGGTTTTTTGCTGGGGCACGATGCCCACGCGGGTCAGCCGCCAGTCCGGCTTCTCAAACTGAATCAGCACCGGCATCTGAAAAACCCGCGAGAAGACCGTTCTATCGTCCAACGAAACATGCCAGAGAGCATCGAATTTGTCAGAAGACCGGTCAACCTCCATGAAAGTGGGCGGAGGACGGGGCGAACCGCGCTTGATGTACTCGGCTTGAATCGTCATCGCAGTTGTCACGTCCGGCTGCTGCCGAAATACCTCAGAATCGTAGTGCCACTCTTTGCGCTCTGCAAATTTCACACCGTAACTACCTAGAACTTGGCTTCAGCCAAAAAATGACTGATTTCACGAATCCGAAGATTTATGCTAAGCCCGCCAACTGGGCTTTCGAGCGCAGAATACAGACCAGATTGAGCCAGTCAACAAACGACTAAAGCCGCATAGAAGATGAGCAAACCAGACGAACTCATTCAATTGCTGGAAGAATTGAAATCCGAACTCCGCCAGAGTTCGGTGGAAACGAACCACCAGTCCAGAGGCACCCTGTTCCTCGGCCCCGACGATGAGGTGGGCCTCGAACTGTCCGCCGCAGAGTGCAGCCTGCTGCTGGCCACGCCGTCTACAGTTCACCGAATGTCCGAATGCCTGCCCGACCCCGAGGCAGCCTCCATCCACCTTTTTGACCTGACCATCACCGACCCCGTGCGCGATGCGCTGGAGCGCGCGCTGGCAGCGGTCGACGAAGGATGATATGTCCACCCCAGTTGACACCCTCGACGGCAGCGTCATCAGCCAGTTTGAAATCGAGTCCGCGCAAGCAACCAGTCTCGGCGAGCTGATGGCTTACCAGAGCAGCCTCCTGACCGAGAACGTGCGCGGCACGGCTGTCTATCAGCACCGGTTTACCACGCGCAGCACCACCATTGTAGACAACCTGCTGCGGACAGTCATGTCCACCGGAAGCCCGCGCATGCGCTTCCGGCTGGGCGCGGGTGCGCCTCCCAGCACCGTCTGGCTGCCTTGGCAGGACCATGCCATCCGGTTTTACTCTGGCATCCTCGAAAGCAGCGGCCCCACTGCCGGGCACCATCTGGAACTGGAAACAGTGGACGACCTGTACACAATGAGCAAGGTCAACAAAGTGACGGTGCGCCGGGGAGCCATCAGCGACATGGTGGCCACCATCGCGCAGGAAAACAAGCTCGACGCCATCATTGAAAAAACCCAGAATTCATTCTCCTTTGTCCAGAGTTTCATTGATGACAGCGCCATGCTGTTCGAGCGGCTGCGCGGCCGGGCGGTCAACGCCAAGGGGCGCGGCAACTACGTCTGCTACATCCGGGACGGCATCCTGCATTTTCACAGCCCCGACTACCAAGCTGAAGTCAAGGAACTGGCCTATTTCAAGACACCCCACGTCTCCTTGGCGCAGGCCGACAACAGCCAGCGCCTGTGGGACGCTGGTGTCTCCGGCACTCATCTCGTTGTTTACGACCCGTACACCGCCGAAGTGCGCACGACCGCGTCTGACCCGACCAAAGCTCTGCGCTTGGCCAACGGCATCTACAATCTTCCCAGCGTCGGTGGAGCAGAGCGCAACATCTTCTACCATCTGTCAATGAATCGTCCCGAGGAAGCGCTGGCGCTGGCACAAAACGCGTACGAAATGGCCCGGTCCCAGACCTTTGAAATTGTCGCCACCTTTGCCCGGCTGACCAGTCTGCGCGCCGGAGACTTCATCCATCTGCTCATCACCCCCTCTGACCAAGCCAGCTCGCCTTGGTCTGGGTACTACCTGCTGGCCAAGACAGTCACCACAATTGACAGGGGAGCGGCCCACGTCGTCTGCGCACTGCAACGTGGTGAAATCCAGCAGATGCAGTCCAGTCTTACCGTGCAAGCCCCCAACCAGCAACTCGTGCCCGTGACCGAAGCACCCGGTCAGGACTTGAACCTCCGCGCCACGCAGGACTCCGTCCTGACACGCGCCTCTGGCAAAAAAACATCCAGCAGCGTCTTTTCGACGGTGCTGGGTGCAGATGAACTTCCGACCGCTTAGGTCGTCCAGCCGGGGTACTCTTTCGCCTGCGAAAGCTCCACGGGATAAAACGGGTCTGTCCGGTCAAATCCAAGCTGACGCCACTGGCGCTGCGAATCAATCTGCATGTGCAGGTTGCCTGTCGTGGTGCCAGTGCAGAACACTTCAAGGTAAGGACGCATGCCGCCGCTCACCGCTTCGGTCGCCTGCCCACCGGGCACCACCATCCTTGGCGCAGTCAGGCTGTAGCGTGTGCCCGAGATGCTGCGGTCGCTTGTCTCCCTCAAAAGCACACTGAACGCGGTGCCACCGACATTCGCGTACGTGACCAGCATCGGCAAACCGACGCTGCCCGAAACAGTTGGCTGAAACCAGTCTTCCGCTTGCAAGCGCGCCGCCACGTAGCCGCTGACCACCGGGCAGTTGATGAAATGCTTGCGAATCAACGGCTGGATATATTCACCGGGATACATGGTGGCTGCCTTTCAGGTTCGAGAAATCTGTGACTATTCCGAAGGACGGCGATTGGGCTTCTTGTCATCGTCGTCATCGCCCTCTTTGCCCGCATCCTCCGAAGGAGTTTCCTCGTCAGCGGGCGGCACCGGCACGTCAGGTTCGTCACCTTCGCCCGATTCCGGGCCTTCATCTTCGCCTCCGGGCGGGCCTTCGCCTCCGGGCGGGCCTTCGGCTCCTTCTGGCGGCATCGGCGGCCCACCGCCTTCCATGCCCATGCCACCCTCCGCGCCCATGTCGCCCTCCATGCCTTCGGCACCGGGAGTAACACCCTGCACCAGCGCGCCGAGCAGGTCGCGCATCTGGCGCAGCAGACCCAAAGCTGTTTCGCCCTCGGTGTCCGCACCGATGGCCGAATCGCTGACGGGTGGTTCACTGGGTTCGAGCGGGTCAGCACCCACGTCGTCGGCACCCATGTCCATGCCAGCCGCTTCGTCACCGAAGCCACCAGCACCCCCAGCACCTTGGGCTGAGTCCATGTCGAACTGGTCGTCCACCATTTCTTGAACGAGCCGCTTGGATTCGGATAGATTTGTCATAGTCACGCTGTCGTTTGCTGTCTTAACTACACGCTGCCCAGAAAAAGTTCTGGATGTTGTTTGCATTGAATCGCCGAGTCCTTGTCGGCGATGGAAATTCTGTTCCGCTTTGGTCTGATAGCCGCCGTAGGGCGCGAACTCTGGTGGAACTACTGGCTTGGTAATTGTAGACGGCAGAGGTTCCGGTTCAACTGGCTCCCCTGCCCCGGGAGCCTGTGGCTCGCCGTCAGCAGCCTGTGGCGGCGCGACGGGTGCCTGCGGCGCGGCGGGTGCCTGCGGGCGCTCTGGCTGCTGCGGCTCCAACGGCGGTGGTGGCTCCAGTCCAATGTGCTCGACTTCTTCTGGCTCAATCACGCGACCAAGCCGGTTGCGCTGGGCAATGCGCTGCTGAATCTCGCGCTCGCGCTGTTTGGCCTGCTGCACCAGTTCTGGAAAATTGTTCCACCGCTTGGTGGCGTAGCGCGTCAGCTTGTTCAGCTTCTCGGACGTGTCTGGTTCATCGTTCGGGAACGCAGCCAGCAGCCCGTAGATGTACTCTCGCGCCGCCAGAATATGTTTGCACAGTCCCGGCTTGCCTTGAGGATTGGTCTTGCGCGGCGCACGGTTCCACGCCTGATTCAAAGACTGCGGTCCAACCACGCTGCTCTGGCGCTGCTTGTTAGCCCACGCCCACCGGTAGCGGTAGTCAGGGCAAGTGCAGTCCACCAAGCAGTCCACGTGCTGCAATGGCGTCTGCTGACCGCTCTTGGGCTTGTAAAACTTGACGTAGCCCTTGTGCCGCAGCCCGGTCGTGCTGGGGTTCGCTTTGAAGTTGAAGATGTAGTAGACCGCGCTCTGGTAGCTGTCGATTTCCAGCGGCGGTCCACGAACCTTGAAGCTGCGCCCCACCCGCTTCGGCTCTGACATCCGAAACAGTTGGTCAAACGACAGGCGTTCTTCGATGCGCTGGAGCTTGCTGCGCATGTCAGTAGTAGTTTCGCATCGCAGACGGCGTTGGAGAGCTGCCTGTGGTGGCCGCAGTTTCCGGTTCATTTGGGCGCGTCGGCGGCTCCTGCGGCTTCTGCGCCTGCGGTGGCTGCGCCTGCGGCGGCTGCGCCTGCGGCGGCTCCTTTGCCGCCAGCTCAGGCACGATGGGAAGCTCAACGATGCCACTGCCCCGGCGCACCAGCAAAGGCAGCACCGACTGCGGCTGATGCAGACCAAGAACATGCCGCAGTTGCGCTGCGTTCCTGATGCGCACGGACGGACTGGCGGCACCGGCTGTGTTTGTATACTCTCCCACACCCAGCACCACATCGTTTGGCAGCAAGCCCGCCTTGGCTGCCGCCGTGCCGCGCTCCACGACGCGCACCAGCAGACCGCCCTGTGTGCCCTTGGCACAGCTGAACCCCAGTGTATACTGGCTCGCCACCGACTCCGTTGTCCGCTGTTTGACCGGGACGCCGTTGCTCATCGGAGGTTCGGTGTCAGGCTCTTTGACCGGTTTTTGCTTCTTGACCTTGGCGGGTTCCCACTGCGGACGCGGCAGCACGTGCGCCAGCGGCTTTGACGAAACCGGCAGACGTGGCCCCGGCGAATAAGCGATGTTGCTGCCTTCATTCGGCGAGAGGCCGAAAGTCTGCAAAACGAAATCAGTCGTCTCGGGGCGCATTCTCAGCGGAATCTGCTGGCTGTAAAGCCGCACCTTGCCACTGGCGTCCCTGACAAAGTAAGCACCGCCCCCTGCTAAAAATTTGTCTACATGCCCGTCGCCAACCCACGTGTAGAAGTCATTCAAGCCACGAAAGACTTTTGGCTCATCATTCTTGACAGCCAGCACCGAGCCGTGGGGCATGGGCACCGCCACAGCTTCGAGCATCTGGTTGACAATGGATTCGGCACGCCGCATTTGCCCCTAACTACGTTCTTTGCATAAATGTCTGACCTCAAACTCAAAAAAGTCACGATACGCAACTGGGCCAAGTTCGACGCCATCGAACTGGAATTTCCTGAAAAGGGGCTGATTGCGGTTCACGGCATCAATTCGGCATCGGGAGGCGCACTGCAAAGTGTCGGCAGTGGCAAGACTGCCCTCGGCGAAGCCATCTCCCGGACACTGCTCGGCACGCAGGGGCGCTTTACCAATCTGGGCAAGTTTTCCCGCGACAAAAAAGGCGACACCTACGTCAAGGTATCCGCTGAATTCTTGGGCAAACCGCTGGTGGTTGA